TTCGAATGTTCGGATGCGTATTTTAAATAAATTACATTATTATAATATTTTTAAATCATTTTTCAGTGTATAATTTACCCCCTGATTCTCGCAATAATCCACAATCGCTTCTTTAAACCAATCCCAACGAATCTCTTTTGAGTGAGAATGATAGTTCAATTTCCCGATTTTAATTTCATCGACATCATCAGAAATTTCACTGATGATCCCCATGACATCATCTAAACTCCATGCTGGCTCCAAAGATGCCCATGTTTTAAGTCCAGCATCGTGAGCATGGCGGAGAGCTATTATCCGTTCACTTGTGGGGGCTGCGCCTGGTTCATACTTGAGAGAGTCTTTATCAAACTCAAAAACCATGCTGGCTCCATATGTACACTTATTCATTATATCAAAATCTCTCTCACTTCGTTTTCCTCCTTTCGTTAATACAGCGTAATTTATTTCATTATCTTCAAAGAGGGTTATCGCTCGTCTTGTGAACATATATTTTACGTCAAGCGGTTGATATGGATCGCATGAAAAACACATTAAAACCTCTCTTTTATCTCCGATTTCCGTCATTTTTTCGACATCGGACATTAATTTGGGGATAATATCTTTTCGGGTCGTCGGATTCTCAAAGAATGCTTCTTTAGTCTTGTGCATGACAGCAGGAGCATAACAATATTCACAGCCATGAGAACAACCATTATACAAATTCACGGCAAGTTCAGCATATTCTTTTGCTCGGCCTTTTGGTTCATAAATTACTTTCATAATAATCCTTCCTTAAGATTAACTGGTATTTTGGAACATGATGAAAACATCTCATTCATACACAATCCCGGTACTTCAATAGAATTCTCTAAATAATAGTTAAACACTGCCTCGCCCCATTTAACGGCGGTATAATCAAATCCCTCGAGATCGTTTTGATGATCGTATGCCCCACTCAAAGTAAATAGGGACAACGAAAAGAACATATCAGTAATTGCAAAAGACAGGCGCGTAGGGATTGTTAGAACACGCATACTTGCGTTTTTACATTTCAATCCTTCTTCTAACTCATATGCATATTCTTCCTGTATTTTTTTGAACATATGTTCGGTGACGATTATTGATACTTCCATCCCCGATAGTGCTAGTTCTAAAAACATTTTAGGATATGAAGGAATGAATACCGAGGTTACTCCCTTGAAGCACTTAGAACGTTTAACGTTTTCTATGAATTGGCGATGAGACTCCAAACTATATTCAGTCTCCGTGATAACTTTACATTCCTTTAATTCTTGAATTCTAAATAATAACTCATCGGGAATTGCAGATAGATCATGTTCCCCCCAGAACTCACCATTCGCTTCTATCGCATCAAGCGTATCCAACAGGGGCCGATAATACATAGCCGCGACCGTCCCAAGCGGAGCTAAGGAATATAACCCGTCCTGCCTGATAATCATCTTTGCAGCTTCCATCTCTTTAAGGCGTGGTAAGATTTCAGGAGACTTCACAGTAAAATGTTCTTTAATTTCAGATAGAGTTCTTGGTTTCTCCTGGAGTAGGAATAGAATTTCCTTCCTTTTTTCTGAAGAAGTTAGTATGCTTAAGAGACTGGGTGATGTCATAATATAGCCTCGTCATGTGCGTTTTTTAATTCTTTTTTGAGTTCTTCATTTTCGGATTTAAGTGAGTCAATTTCAGTGAATGATCTCTGTATCACATCATCATATGACTCTGCTGGAATTAGCTTCTTATTTTTTAATAGTTTCTGTGTGTTACGGTTTACTCCTATAGTTGTATTATTTTTCATGATTCCACCTTTTCATTATCAATCATCTTTCTGACACGATCCAGCTCTTCTTTTGTGTGTGGAGTGCCGCCTTCATTCATCTCCAGATACCATGTCAATACTTCTTTTTTTGTTTGGAGATCGTTGATATGCCAGATTATGTAATTTGTCATTCGTAGGTTATCTTCAAATTCAGAATACCTCGAACCAAACACACGAATTTCGTCATTAACAAATCTTAAAAGAGTGGTTAATCTTTGCAGCCCATCCACACATACATAATCTCCAGATTCGCAGGAATTCCATCCAGGATGATTAAAGTAGATGTCCCGCCCTGTTTTACCTCCACGGAGAAGGTATTCTACATATCTGATTTGCTGCGTTTCAGTCCAAATATGACCTCTTTGAAAATCAGGGCAAAGCTGTAAGCCGTCCATGATCGCATGAACAACGGTTTCCTTAATACGTCCAAGTGGAACATTTGAGCGTACATCAGGAGACTTCGTAAATTGTGGAATATCACTAAATCTTTTTATCATCGTTTACCACCCGTTATAATATGTCATATTATAATGTAATATAACATAATACTATAAATAATTAACGTACAAAACTCAAAAACAAACTAAAACCAAGACAAAATCTAAGCCATCCCACGCGAAGAAAAAAGAAAGGTAATGGAGATACATCAAAACGGGAAATGAAGGGTATACGTGGGCTTAGGCGAACGTGTCAGCATACTCTCTTAATACCCCGGATTACGTACTTAACGCCCTTTACCAAGCACTTAGGTACTATCCGCTTAGTTCCCGAATACAACACGTCCATGGACATATGACACCAAAGCATCAATACAGCCCCTGCAATCGTCTCAATATGAACAGCATACCCAGCCCATAACGCAGGAATTAACCACCATCCGATGAGTATCATAGGCCCCCAAGCGTAATGATGGAGTACTTCTCGGTGACCAAAGTCTGCGAACGGTGAAAAAATGTTAAAGGGACCGAAGAATTTAGTTACAACACTGCTCGCTGAATCCAGATCGCATGTGATAACGAACGTATAGGGAATGACCCCCGCCCAGAAATACACCAGGGTTTCGGCGGTTAAGTGGTGAGTTGCCAGTCCTGTTATTGAAAGGATGGTGGTGGTTATGATGCAGGCTACTGCATGGTGTTTATAGTTCATTTTAGCCTCTCAAAAACAAACGTTTTCTTATCTGCCGAATCTTCCCCCGGGCACACCCATGTATCATCACTTGTATTGCATAGAGCACCTAGAACACAAATTAACTGATAAATATCCCGCTTCGTTGTTATCCCGTCGCTTCTGAGTGACTGCATGAACCAACCACTTAATATTCCATACTGTTCACCTATCGAGATGTCGTCATCTCCAAGATACTTAGCAATAAAAATGGTAAGTGCTTGAGATTGGATTGAACATTCACGAATGTTTTTTCCGTGTGGGATATCTAGATCTAATCCCCAGCACGGTAGATTATTCTTGCAGGTAAAACATTGTATTAATTTTTGGCGTGCTAGCATAATCAAACCCTCTCAAATATTCCACAATAACACACACCATCAGCTTCTAACTCCCTGTTAACATCCTCACACGGGCAAGTAGTACCCATCTTACATAGACATACAGGCTTGCCAGACTCCCCGTTATCATTCATCAGTTCAATATTCTTGATATGGCGATCCATGCAGGGATTGCAGTTTAGATCCTGCGCTTTATGCCGGAAGTAATCATATAATCCCGTGGTCGTGTCAAAAGCTGGCATCATTATTCATCCTCAGTTACCGTTTTGTTCAGTCGAATGGCTTCGATATACATTCTAACTTCGGGAGTTACAACGATTTTTCGAATAATTAGAGTCTCGTCATCGAAATCAAAAGGAACACTTTCTTCAAAAAATCCTACATGACTTCCACTCACAGTTAAAATTTCAAAAATATCAGACATTATTTACCCTCATTAATCAATGGACAAATCTTCTCTCGACATGCCATTAAATAACTTTTTGGATGACCACATACACAGAGATAACTATCAAAATGTTCGCAGTCCCATGTTGGATATTCGTCTGTCATTAATATCCCTCCGGCAATACCGTTTTTGACCATACTATAGCGCCTTTTGGGGGTTTATATGGGATTGGGTTTTCGAATTTTGTGGGGTTTACTAATTCCCACGCATAGACACTTTTACCAATATAGAACGACATCGGAGAAAGATGTTTCTTTCCACGCATTCTATATTCATCACGGCTTATAGGGTAACAATCCGAGATTTCAACTGTTCCTATTATATTACCAAAGTTCAAATATTCAGAATCTGGTAAATATTTTTGAGGATTGTATCTAACATCATCATTAAAAATCGATGCAAGTTGAACTCTATACCATAGATTATCATTTAAAAACTTGTTATTTCCAGAGACATAAATAGCAATTCTCCCCCGGATATTAGTTGGCCTACTCCGAATCTCAATAGTTTTCAATCCCTCCACAATCAAAGAAGCCCACGGCTGCCTAACTGCAAGAACGCGAATTTCAGCCATCAGTACTCACCATCGTAATAACACTGACTTGCTTCATACTCTGCCTGCGCTTCAGCATCTGCTCTTGCCTGTTCTTCCGCTTCCATCTCAGCTTCGTACATAGCTTCTGCTTCGGCTTGTTCGAGTTCATGGTCAATTTCTGCTATGATAGCAGCGTCTCTGCATTTTATTTCCTCTTCGAGCATATTTATATACTGTTCAACGCCTTTGAACTTCTCCAAAACGTCTATACACATGATAACTCTTGATCTGTAGCCAACTGCAGACATATTTCTGTTTTTAGCTTCAGCTTCGTCTGCTTTTTTATCGAAAAGTGTTTTTTGATCTTCAATCAACTTTTTAAAGTCACCTGGGGATGTGAACGTTTCTTCTTCAGTCATTATTTCCCCCCCCTGATCTTCTGCAACTTCAGTTTCCTTCTCTCCGCAGCACGCTTGGCCTCGTCAACAATTTCAGCATTAGATAGAT